TTAGAGAGTATTATAAAGGACCCGAAGGATCTGACGCTCGACATATTATTAATGAATGTTGAAGCGCTTCGTACGACTAAAGGTGCACGGTTCGCGGAACGCTTTCTAAATGGTCATCGTGCATTGATGGCGGTAGATGAAAGCACCACGATAAAAAATCCAAAAGCACAACAAACAAAAAATATTTTAAAACTTGGTACACTTGCGAAGTTTAAAAGAATTCTAACAGGGTCTCCTGTTACAAAAGATCCAATTGATTTATTTTCACAATGTGAATTTCTTGATCCGGCGATCTTAGGATTTTCTTCTTACTATAGTTTTAAAAGTAGATACTGCATTCAAGTAAAAACAAATGTTGGTACGCACGTCTTTAATAAAGTTGTTGGTTACCGAAACTTGGGCGAGCTCAGTGGATTGTTAGAACCTTATTCCTATAGAGTATTGAAAGAAGATTGTTTAGATCTACCACCTAAAGTTTATACGAAGAGAGTTGTTGAATTATCAGATGAACAAAAGAAAGCGTATTCAACAATGAAAGAGTTTGCTTTAGCAGAACTTGAGAAGGGTGGTTTGGTTACGGCGCCTACTGTAATGACACAATTATTACGACTACATCAAATTAGTTGCGGACATCTTACAGGAGAAGACGGAGAAATCCAGACATTTAAAAATAATCGTATAAAAGAATTAATGAATATACTTGCTGAAACAGATGGAAAAGTTATTATATGGGCTAACTATCGACAAGATATTCGTAACATCAGACAGGAGATAGAAAAGGAATACGGGGTCGATAGTGTATCAACTTATTTTGGTGACACACCAGATAAGGAAAGGCAAGAGATTGTCAAGCGCTTTCAGGATCCAGACAATTCCTTGCGATTTTTTGTAGGTAATCAACAGACTGCCGGCTACGGCTTGACGTTGACTGCCGCAAGCACTGTTGTTTATTACTCTAACAACTACGATTTAGAAAAAAGAATTCAATCAGAAGATAGAGCGCATCGTATTGGTCAGACCAAGAGCGTTACTTACATTGATTTAATGACAGAGAAGACTGTTGATGAAAAGATTGTCAAGAGTCTTCGAAATAAAATAGACATTGCCGCGAAAGTTTTAGGCGAAGAATTAAAGGAGTGGTTGACTTAATAAAATAAATTCTTATATTGTCTTTTATATTAAGGAGAAAGCTATGGAAGATAGATTAGTTACTTTTTATAAACACACGGTCTTTTGGCCAGAAAGGAAAATTATGAACACGGATAAATATAAGTCTGTAACAGTTCCACTTAATACGTGGAAAGATCTTAAGAAGTTAGCAGATAAAGATTTACGTTCCATCAGTAATCAGATTGTATGGTTAGTAAATAAACATAAGGAGAAGAAAAATGGGTAGTGTAAAAAACTGGCTTATGGATATGGAGCAAGATGCTGCAGAAATGACGTCTCAAGAATTCGTTGATAAACACGGTGGTGATAACATTGATGTTTGGGTACGCGTTCAATGGGATTTAGGAAACGAGATAGGCGAGGAACATTACCTCGCTATATCCAAACCAGAGGGGTCCGCATGATGTTTGATTTTTGGCACTTATTAACTATCGGTATTTCTTGGGGTATCGTTTTTTATCTAGGTCGTTGGTGGCAAGGTAGAGAAGATGAAATAGAAATGTTGAAACTGCGTGGATATTATGAAAAAAGAATGCGAACGCAAGAAGAGAGAGCGAGGCTTCAGTGATTTGTGAAGACATATTATTAGAAGCAAAAGAATTAGTCGCGGGCGATCGTCATGAAGACTACGGTGATAAACTTGTTAACCACACCCGCATTGCTGATTTATGGTCCACGTATCTCGAGACGCCTGTTCGTCCTGATCAGGTTGCTATTATGATGGTCTTGGTAAAGATCGCAAGAAGTATGCATGCAACGAAACATGACAGCTATGTTGATTTGGCGGCGTACTCTGCGATTGCAGGGGAAATCGTTAAACGCCGTGAATAAATGGCTTGCGATGATTATCATTACGGGGATGTTAATTTACTTTTCCCCGTTCTGGAGTTTCATGCGAACTTGTCCAGGGGATGATGATTATTGTATTTGGTTGTATTATGAGATAAAACAGGAAGACTCATGGTTACGTCGTGTGTTAATTAAACTGGGAGAATAGAAAGATGACTAAGTGTGAAAAGAAATTACGCAAGTTAAAAGCATCATTGAAGGCGCTTCGCGAACCACGGAACGGTCGAGAAGTAGCCACTAGATTACAATGGGAAAGACTGCATAGAATTATAATAAGGAGGTACGAATGAGAAGTGGAATTGAAAAAAAATATACAGACAGAGAATTAGACTTAATTGAAAAACTAAAAGAAAAATATTCTTACTCGCAGATAGGCACTATCTTTGGCCGTAGTAAGAATTCTGTACTAGGAGCTGTTTATAGACGTAGATTAAAACAAGGTCATCAAGCTGTTAAGGATCCAAAACCAAAAAGGAGAAGACATGAAAAGATTACAAAGTATTACGACACGCATCAAAAGAGTTGGTAATGATATGTCACAACTGCAAAGGAAATGGATATGTCAGGTTATCATTTGAAGCAGAGCAATCAATTGAGCAGTGTAAGGTTTGTCACTCACAAGGGGAAATCAATGAAGATAATTACTACCACCAAACATGGACCGAAGGTGAGAACGATGCCGTTGCATACTACTACGGACCACCGCTTGACCCAGAATGTTTCAAAAACTACACGATTTCGGATGAGTAAACCAGTTATAGAGTTTAAGGGTGAACCACCCTTTTAGAGTCGGGATAGAACCTACCTTTACAGGCAATGGAAAGTGTCTGGCTTAATCGTGAGGTGAAGGCGTAAGTGGTTCGGGCGGTTCGACTCCCAATATTCATATATTTGGCCCGTTAAATCACTAACTTTCCGCTCCTGTGCCCCGCATTTGTTCAGTTGCGGGGCTTTACATATCTTTTAAAACATCATATAATATTGCACCGAAAAGGAGGTAGTCATGATACTGCCTAATAGTCCTGTAAAAAGGATACATGAATGCACAAAATGTGGCATGATTACGGTGACGTTTTGGAATCCTCATTATGATAGGACCTATACTCGTGAGGAATGGAACACGGTTCGCGGTCAAGGGTTTGAAGCTCTCCGAAAAATTTTAGCACCAGTAACGGAAGATCCTAAGTTTTTCTTAGACTAAGCCTCTCTTGCTTTTTTCGTTCTTTTGAATGAACGGTTCTTGGATGGCTTGGAATGTTTGAGATTACTTTTTTTATTGTTCATGGGATTCGAATCACGGTGCGAAACGTCATAACCTTTTTTATCGCCTAATTTTCTACGGGCCTTGTTTCTGGAGGACCTTCTTTTACGTTCACTTGGCTTGGAATGGTAGTTTTTGTACTCTTTTTTATAATTTCGCATGGTGTATAGTAACACATATAGAAGAAATTAAAAGTTAGTAGTACAATTTTTATCCTTCAACTCTGAAACTCAACGTACTAACGTACTTTGACTAATTAATCTTTATAATACAATGATTTACTTAGTACCTTCATAGTACGTTTTAGTTCTCTCAGGAGTTACTAAATTTTTTAATAGAATTAACTTTTGATATCTTCTATATATAGGCGTATGACTAAACGCTTAACGTTAAAACAACTTAGATTTGTTAATGAATACGTTTCAAACGATGGACAAATTACAGCCACAGAGGCGGCAAAACGTGCAGGATACGGGGAAAGCAGAGCAACTGTAACAGCATCTGAATTATTAAATCCTCAGAAACATCCCGAGGTTGTTAGATACATCGATGAGATGAAAAAAGAAATGCAACACAAAACTGCCGTTACTTATGACAGGCACGTCAGTAGATTAGATGAACTGTCCAGAAAAGCAGAAGAAAAAAATGCTTGGAGTGCAGCCGTTCAAGCTGAAAAGAATCGAGGTCAAGCAGCAGGATTTTACAATCATGCACAAAACATTCATGTGGTTAATTCTATTGATTCAATGAGCTTAGACCAAGTACAGTCTAGATTAAAAGATATACGCAAACTGTACGGAGATATTATTGACGCTGACTTTACAGAAGTAAAAGAAATAGAGCAAAAAAAAGAGGGCTAATCGCCCTCTTCCTCATCAATTAGATTAACAATAGCTTGGAACTCTTCACGAGCATCTGCACTATCCCAATCATACCTTGCATTGATTAAACACCACTTTCTTATTTTTTCTAGCTTTTGATTAGCTAGATCATCTGGATTATCTCTCATCTTACCTCCTCTAAAACATCTAAAATTAACCATTCAAGAATTTTATTTTGTTCGTGGTCATATCTTACATAGCCATTCTTTATTAACGCTTTTCTAATTTCATAAGCTAATTCTGTATTACTCATTCATCCTCCAATATATCGTAAGGGTCACTTGTTAGACCCATTTTAACTTTGTTTACATAGCAATCATCACATAAAAAATTGCCGTCATCATCATGGTGATATTCATGTGTTAGTGTATCACACTCATCACAATTATCTGACTGGCAATCAACACATAAATAACCATTATACTCATCATTTTCCGCAGGAATTCTATTAACAAACCTCCCACTACCGAACTGGGTGTCCTCATGACACCCAATGCAGTTATGACCTATATCAATCGTCATCTCCCCTCCTATTAAAGTTTCTTATTTGTTTTGAAGTTAGTTTATTAAAACGATTTTCTTCATGAAACTGCCCTGTGTTGTGTTTATCAATACAGGTTATGCTCACAGCCCCACCATTAAATTTTTGTGACAAGTATTCGTCAGCGAATATTTCACAACCTTTTTTAATATCAGTTAAAACATTATTATTTTTATCGTATTCAGTTTCAACATCTAAAATAAATCTAGCCATGTTACCTCCTCCATTTATCTTCTGCTTTGATTACATCTTTTCTACTGTACCCATAACCAATGACACCTGTATGCTCATTGTCTAGGATGTTTCTCCATATTAAACTTGGCTGTGGTTTAATCACACCAAACTTACACAGGATGTATCTAATTATTTTTTTCATATCAAAACTCCTTGTTTAGTTTTTCAACTATGTGTTTCGGCAAAATGTTTTGAGGTTCTTCGTAACCATCAAACTCATATTCCTTGCCGTCTTTATCTACTATTCGGAAAATCATATAATTATGTATTCCCCAAGAGTCACACTCAACTTCCTTACAGCCTATGCCGTGAAGAAATTCTTCAACTAAATGCGTGCCGTTCCACTCATCTCCGTCTCCAAATCCAAATTTATCGAATGCCTCTTCCCATTCCCAATATGTATGTTGTACTGGCATATTATTCTCCTTTAAAAAAAAGGAGGGCTTAATTGCCCTCCTCTATAATTATATTACAAAGTCTCCTGTATCTGTATCAATAACAAAATGACCATTATCAGAGTTGTCTCCTTCGTTTTCATCTGCACCTAGATAAACACTATGTGAAACAAACTCACCAGAATGAATTGGTTTTTGATAAATTGATTTACCCTCCTCATCTTTTTCAAAACCCATGCACTCATGAAAAAATTCATGATTTCTTAGGTCTGCAATAAATTGAACAGCAACTGATCTTGCCTCTAATCTAGTTAAAGGGTCACTTACATTATCTTCAATACTTAATTTTTTTTTAAATGCCCTCATCCAATTTGATGCAAATTTGGGGAGGTACATTCCCCCCCAATGATGAAACAAGACTGGTGACTTATCTCCGTCACTATCTTTAAACTGTATACTTACTCTATCTCCCATTTAGTCCTCCTTTTTTCTGTTGATTAGTTTTAAGTCATCTTGACGAAACCAAGAAAAACCTTCTCCTTGAATTTCATCTATTAGATAAAGGTTTCTTTTACCTTTACCAATTTCTCTATCGTGGACAAAGCCCCATTCTTCAATCGATTTGACTTCGACCATGTCTCCTATTTTAAATGTCATATTATCCTTCTTTCTATTTTGGTTAAGTTAATTGCCGAAGGGAACTAGCTCGGCTACTAGCTGAGAGTGTAAGGCTCCTCAGATACCTTGGGCTGACACTTTGGCGTATACTTCTAAACTGTACCGAGTTATCAGCCCCACGTCATGGTATACTTCGGGCGACCATGCTACCCTATGAAGACACATTAGCGCTTTAAGTCATTGTGAACTTCATTTCTTATTCTAAGCTACCTATAGTAGCACTTAGTAAGCCTTCCTTTTTTAACGTCTTGATTTCAACAATGACCAGTTACTAAGAAACCTGTTATATTTATGCCTACTACTAAACTCAATTATATAAATAGACTACTGAAATACTATGGCAATACTTTTTTTATTTTTTTTTTATTTTTTTTTTTTTTGTGATAAAAATTTGTTATGTTAAATATATTTTCATTCTTTTGCCACAGGGGGTACTATTACATTTTACAAGATTATTTAAATACTTT